CCCTGCGTCCCATTAAATTTCCCACTTCCACATATTATTTTTAACTAGCCAGTATACTCCATGATATAGTGCAGAAATACTGTGACTGTTTCTATGATTACGTGGCATTACTACTCCACTCCACATAGGCCCCATTTTTAGCGGGTCCTGTGCTGGCTGTAGGGCTAATGGTACTTTATGTCTCAATGCCCATGCTTTTACAATACCTTCTGCTTGTGTAACTTCCATACGAGAACCAGATTGCTGTAGGGCTAAGTGTTTAAATAGTCTAAATTCTTCCATAACTATTTGATCTACTCTATCTAAACTCTCCATATAATGTATAAATTCTTCTAGACCTCTACAGATACCGAAATCTTTTATTTTACCGTCTAGAAAGATACACCATCCCGTATCTTTACCTGGGTCTATCGCTAATAATATGGTGGGTGGTTTTTCTTGCTGCCCTGGCAATTGGACTTTGGTAGAATTCATCTACTTTTTCTTCCTCTAGTAAGTGTCCTTGACAATGAGCACATTCAGTCTTGAGTAGACCGCTTAGTTCGCAACGCAATTTCTCGCTCAATGTACCACACCGCCTTTTTTAAATCTTCTATTGCTTGTCCTTTTTCGTCAGCGCGCCATATGTATTTTACAGCATTTCCTAAACAAAATCCCATATGTTCCGTTATAGCAATACACTCAACTCCAGAAGGATGAGTTTTATAATGTGTAGGATTTATAGGATCATTCATTATGCCTTTTTTCCTCCATGCCGATATGGACGATTTTCATTGTAGTCCATTTTTAGTTTCATCAGATAGTCAATATTAATTTGTTGTTCAGCTAGGGTATCTAGAATTCTAATCATACAGTCTATTAGTTCTACAGCCCATCCTTCTGGCTTTCCCATTATCATTTTAAATGGTTTAGATGTAGGGTCACGCCAGTCTTCTAATGCTTCCGAGAGTTCAGAATGCATTAATGCGATAACATCTTTCGGCCTTCCATCTTATAGAGTTCAGTGCTGCTATAATACGTTCATTATAATGATTCATACAGTATGTAACTGGTTGTATTATAGGACTATTTGTTACTACATCATAAGGATCTCTATCAAATTTAAACACTGGTTCCTCAGTAGTGCATTTATATTCTCTACAAACATTATTTGCTCTTACTTCTTCCATAGTTATTCTCCCCATCTGTGAGCATCTACTGCGAATTTTACTCCGAAGTTAGGTTTAATATCTGACATTATACTTAGAATTTTTTCTTTGTATTCTTCTAGACAATCCTTTCTAATCTCAAATACAATCGAGTCGTGAACTTGTAGTAGCATTCTGCATTTATTTGGATCATCGACTTCTTTAAAGAGTCTAACCATGATGTGCTCAACAATATCTGCGGCTCCACCCTGGATAACTGAGTTAAAGGCTTTGTGGGCATCATCTTTCTTAGATTGAAAATGTCTATATCGACCGGACCATAGTTTAATTTTCCCTTTTTGTTTACACATGTTTGAGGCGTATCGTCCAGTAATGGCAAATCCAGGGTAACTGTCAAAATACTGTTGTCTAAGTTCGGCTGCTCTCGCCTCACTAACTCCAAATACGTGACTAATTCGCGATATTCCTCCTCCGTACTGGGTCGTATAGACAAGAGTTTTCGTATCTTGTCTTGACATTCCAATAGTGGTAGCCATTTCTGAGAAGATATCTCTATCATCTGCAAAAACTCGTTTAAGGGTTTCTTCTTTTGCATAAGCGGTCCCTAGTCTTAATTCAAGTTGGGAGTAGTCAAATTCCCATAGTTCAAAACCATCTTCTGGAATAAATGCAGCCTTCATTTTGCCATTCCATGGCTTGTTACTTACCCTAGGAATCTGCTGTAGATTAGGTTTTTCACAAGACATTCTACCAGTTTTAGTACCATGAAGTTTATAGTTAGGTCTAAGTCTACCATCTAAAGATAACAGTTCTACATATGGCAAATAGTTGGAAGTTACAGATTTTTGCCAGCCTCTGTATTGTTTAATTAAATTGGCTGTAGGATTGTCACGATGTTCTAGCATTTCATCATAGATAGTCATTGCTTCTTTATCAAAAGACGGAGCACCAGTTTTTGGACTTCTTTTTACTACAGGAAGTTTTAATTCATCTATCAATGTTTTTTTCAGAAAAATAGGTGATCCTGGATTACCGCCCAGTTCATAAGTTAGGTCCGCAAGAACACTAGTTCCAATTTCTGTTAACTCTTTACATAGAGAAACATCAACTTTAATTCCTCTACTCTCCATAGCGATAATAGTTCTAATAAATTCTTGCTTATGTTTCCAATATGTCCCTAGATTTTCTTCATCGAAATATTTCTTCAGTGCTTTATATAATTTTAGTGTTAGAACAGCATCATAAATAGCGTATGGGCGCATAATTTCAAATGGTACTTTAGCCCATCCGAAAGCAGTTACCGCTTTTTCAAGTTCCTCTTCTTTTTTAGCCTCATTTTTATCAACATACGCTGCTACACACGCATTTAAAGACTTACTATAGGGATAGTTTTCATTTATTAAATGTGCCATTAAAAGTGTACAATAAAAATTCCCTTGGTAATTAATATCCATAGTGCTAAGACTACATAGATCAAACTTAGCATTATGAAAAACGATATATCCAGTATATTTTTCAATGCAACTTTTAAGTCTATCTCTATCTTCCCCCGACAAATTTTCTCCATATGATCGTCCGTCAAGAGTGACATGACGATACGGATAGTATTCTGCAAATATGACATCACTGTCATTAGGAGAGCAAGCAATGGAAATACCAGTACCATAACCACGACCATCTCTAATATCCTCTGCATTAGTCTCTGTGTCTATTATAATTATATCTGATTGTTTTATAGCCTCTATCATCTCAACTAAAGTTAAAGGGTGACTCTGTATTGTCATTCTTAAAACTTTCTTCTAGATTCGCTATAAATTCAGCAGTCGATGTATTGGCTCTTTCCACAAACTTTAGATGCTCTGTGCGCTCCATAACAAATGGGGGCCGCTCACGAGATAGTCGCTGTTTAACAGGTATACAAGAAACTAGTCTATCACCCTTAGCATCTTTTTCTTTTTCTTTCCACAAGATAAGACAACTAGTCATTTCAGCAGTAATATACTGATTACCATAAATATCTGCTAGGTTAGTTGGCTTTTTATTATCTCCGTTTTCTTTTCTATTGTGATGAATAAACCAAAGCCAGCACCCAAACTTTTTGCGGAGTCTTATATACTGATTGTTCAATATTTTAATTACTACTTCATTGCTAATTTCTTTATTAGAGAGTTTACCCATTGAGTCTATAACTATGCCGTCGGGCCTGTAGGACTCAATTAAAGACTCAAGAAATCTTATGCCTTCTATTCGATCAAGGTTAATAGCCTCTCCAATTGGGGCTATTAATACATTTTCATTTATTATCTCAAGTTCTTCTGGTGTATAGCCTTGAGCAATTATCTCTGTTATATATTTTAACGAGACATGGCTCATTTCTAGACTTAAAAATAAGACCTTTTGCTTTGAGGGTATATTCCATCCGAGAAAAGGTATCCCAAGTGCTGTACTAATGGCTAGTTGTAACGAAAATTGTGTTTTACCTACACCTGGCATTGCTGCAACTAGACCAAAGCCTCCTTTTTCTAGGAGACCTTCTACTACCCATTCAACTTTTAGATCAGTATTAAGAAAATCTTTAAAATTGTAGATTACAGTAGAACCTGTAGTAGTTCCTTCGTCACTACCAAGTAATCCTCTGAAATTTAATTCAGAATCTCCTACAGGATGTTTAAGTCTAGCCCTATTTACAATATCTAAAAGACGTCGGTGTCTATCATTGCGTCCTACAAATTTTTTCCAACGCTGATCGGCATTATTCAGTACAGCATACATTTCTGTATCTGTCATGCCTTTTTCAGCACAGAAATAGCCTATACGCATTAAAGCATGTGAGCGCTGACCTTCTTCTACTGTACCCATAAAGAGAGCAAAATGCTGCTCATCCCAAGGATATTTTGCTATAATTCTTTCAATTCCTGGTAAATTTTCGACGTCCACGCTTGAATCAACGAGTTGAATAGCTGCTGGAATTGTTCTAAAAGCATCGAGTTTATAATATCCTTCGGATAAATTGCGCTCGATATTGCGTAATGTGACAGGTAACTGTCTTTTGTGATTAGTTGTCCCTGGGGGTCTAAGTATTTGATTGCAGTCCCAACCCGAGACGTCCGTCCTGAGCGTGTAAGCGATAGCTCTATTTCGATCTTCAATTTGTCCAATGTTTTCGCAGAATTCTTCGAGTCTCCAGTAGACATGCTCATTACCTTCTTTAGATGATTGAACCCTCATGGTAGGAGGGGGTACACGTGCGGGGCTGTCCTGTGTCAACGTCGCAAGCGTGGCAGGCCACTCTGCGGGAGCGTTCCCATCAAAGTCAGCCCATAGGACATAAGATCCTTTTACTGCATCTTTAGTTGCCCTAGTTTCTTTAAAGATAGAAGGAGCACAAAATACCTCTAGCCCCTTAGCGCTAGTAACTAGAGAGTACTTTATTACGTTATCCTTTTGCTCAGGCCACTTAAAGAATATCTTAGTCCATACCGGGTCCTCTGGATTCTTAATATCTTTGTTTGGCAGGTAGACAAAACCCTCTTGATCTCCCCATAAAGTATCAAAGAACTCTGAAAGTTCTTGAGCGACTTCTGACATTAAGACTCCGCAAATAGATCAAATGAGAATGGATCAAAGGAATCTAATTCCTCTTGAGTAAAAGTTCTTGGGTTTATTCCTAGGGGCTGTAATTCTACAAGATACCGCCCACTCGGACTAACATGATAGGGACAAGATGACCACGGCAATTTGGGCAGACAGGTCCAACAATAAGGGAACAAATCACAATACTTGGAACTAGAGAAGTCTTTGATGAATATATTAGAACAATTGACACATTTACGTATAGTGTAGGATGGGTACCCTCCACAGATGCGACAAAATTTCCCTCTATTACTGACACTTCTGATATCGAGGAATTCATAAGAATGTCTACCTTCTACTGGACCAAATACTCCAAAACATAGTTTACTCCTAAAAGTAAGAGGAATACCCATATAATGATACGGGGACCCCGAAGGTCCAAAAGGTAATACATGATCTTTCCAACTGTAGGCTATTACTATATCTCCTACAGGGTGTTCTCTAATATCCATGCTCCCTAGTAGGGAATCGAACCCTACTTATGTCTCCAGACTAGGGATACCATTTCTATTTTAGAAAGGGGGTTCTTCTGTCATAAAGGGATTAGTTAGATCCCCATCTGAGACTGCATCGCTAAGATCACTACCTGTGTAAATTTCGACCTTAGTGATATTAGTGTATTCACCGTTCTTTTTTACAGTAATTACAACATCAGTACCAACTAGATCTTCCGGCTGTAGTGTGTTCATACGTGTTTCTGGCACACCTAGAGACTTTAAACGCATCTTTAGAAAAGACATGTCACGTTGATCTTGAGCAGAAGGATTCTTAGGGTCGACAGGACTTGGAATAGTCTTCCATTCCGTTACTTTCTTGCCTGTTTCTTGCTCTCCCTGGACGGTATAAGTAATCCAGAGACCCTTTAGAGTCTTATCCTTATTATCCTTGACCTCGACGTCAGATACTGTGGCTGGATATGTACCAGGTGCTACTGAAAATGGGTCATCTTGAGCATTAGCGATATCTAGATCACCGAAAATAGACATTTTGTTAGTTCTCCATTATTCCGCCGAATGTTTCATCATCGGCTGACTCGACTTCAATTATATCATTAACTGGTTTTCTATCTAATTTTTCGGTAGTTCCTGTACCCTCTAGCCAGGCTTTTGTCACTGAGATAAACCTAGCAGGAGAGTTATGAACTGCCAAACCACCAACTCGACTTTTTGCAACAACTTGTCTTGTCGGGTGGACTTGAATACTCCATCTATATACGGGGTTGCCTTTGTCGTCTATACCTTCATTAGCCGACATACGACCGACTACGTGCATAGATTCTTTTACAATAGCATTAAACGCTGGCATAAAAGATGGAGCACACACTTCAATATTACTTTTATCTTTATCTTTTCGTTCGTGAGCGATTATAATCAGATGAACTCCATCTGCTGTTACATTTAACAGTTTCCGAGTGCCTCTATCCATACGTCGAGTAGAGGCGCCGGTGTCTGTAAATGTAGCAACATCTGGGTCTTTTTCTGTTTCTTTAGCGGCTCTGGCCGTAACAACTACATCAACATCATTACGAGCCATAGTTGAATACTCATCACAGACTATGCATCCAACATTAGCAAATGATCCTGCTTTTGCTTGGATTGCTTGGCAAAGTGTTTCAATCTGAGATAAGCCTTGATATCTAGTTCTTCTAACACGGTTCTTTAGTTCTGGATGGTTAATTAAACTTACCCATCCTTCTACCGCGTCAATGAAAATGATATCTTTGCCAGGAGGAGTAATTTCCTGAGCAAGTTTCATTGCCCATACAGTCTTACCTGTTCCTGACGCTCCATAAATTAGAAACTTTCCAAAAGCCTCAGTTTCTTCAAGTGGAACAAAAGAACTTTCAAGAGCAGCCAATAACTGTTGAGGACTAGCCATTTCAGATACTCAGTCCTTCAAGTAGATCTTCTATTTGCTCTACATCATCTTCTACAATGTTAAAAGGACCCATTGTAGCAAGTCCTTCCGAACTCTTAATAAGAACTATTACTTCTACAGGATTTTTCATGGCAATTCGATCCTTTCATTGAGAGTTATAATAGCAATTCTAATACGTTCAATTTTATCTGCTAATGCATGTAGTTCTGCATAATAAGGACTACAATTTTCAGGAGCGCTGCTGCTAGGTGCCGGTGACGTAACTTCTGGAGTCATAAACGGCTTAAGCTTAATCTCGAGCGCATACACGGCTTCATCTAGATAGGCTACCTGTAGTCTCAACGCTCCAAAAGATTCTTCAGATTTAACACTATCTACTTTATACTTATGCGTATCGCTAACTCTTGCATACACTGGTTCGTCGTTCATTCTACTATTTCTCCTTCTACATCTGATAGATAACCATAAGTATTAGGCTCATATGAAGTTCTAACTAACAAATCTCTACCATTGTAGCCGTTAAGATCAGTAGAGCATAGCGCTAAGAATGAACAGTGTTGGCAGTTAAAACTGCTTGCTGTTCTGTATACGCTAGCCCGCCATTCGTCTAGAGATAATTTTCTAAACTCTCTGATCTTTTCTGCTACTATTTTTTGTTCCTTTAAGAACGTATCAATCTTCTTATCAGTAAATGTTACCTCGACTCTCTTGAATTTTTGAGTGGCATTCTTTCGATGACGAAGCATGTTATACTCTGCTCCATCAACTCGAAAGCCTATTTTTCTGAGTGCTCCGACATATTTAGCCAGTTGAGGCATAATTTCGATAGCGCTATCGGGGTAAAAATTATATAAGAATTTATGGTCAACAACTAGAACTTTTCCAGTCGTCCTGTGACGTTTAATCATATCAGGTTTAAATGGAAATTCATTATCTAATCTGAATTCCTGTTCTACAGCGAGAACTTCCCATTCGTTCAATTCTCCATCGTAAAATCTAAAATAGTCTTCTAAGAGAATACGAAGTTCTAGAAGAAGAACAGGATCAGATAGATACTCTGGCTGATTCATCACAGATAAAGCTGTCTGGACGTCCTCGACTGAGGATGCTCGTAGACCAATAGAAGTTCTAGTTCTTATGAACTGAGAATAGTATGCATCTAAAACTAGATGACCTAGTAAGCCTCTAGCCAGTCCTTGTCCGAAATGGCGAGGCTGTAATTTTTCTCCAAAAGCGTAGTAATGTTTTCTACTACAGGAAAGAAATTGATCGACTTCCGACTGACTAATTAATGCTGTCACGACTCGACTCCTGTTAATATTTTCCTAGGTCTAGTATACACTAAATCTTATTGCCTGTCAAGTCCTTAGTTAGGAACTGATATATCTGTTCTGCTAAACTAATTAAATCTGCCTGAGCTGGGTTTAATCTAATAGCGAGATCGAGCGCCTCTAGTCGTCTAGTAGAGTAAATCTCATTTTGAAGTTGCTCTACTCGAATTTCTAAAGCATCTGCTCTATCTTTCTCCTGTCTAATTTGAATAAGCGCTTCCTCTTTATCAACTTTCTCAACTGATGGTTTTACTCCTACTGGTTGGTTCGCCATTTTAGTTCGCTTTCTATTATTTCTTCGGGTGTTGCTTTCGTTATAGAATCATGAGGAACTAAATTTCCTACAGGGAGCCAAGGATTATCGCCAGAAGGTCTTTCGCCTACATAATACTTATCATTAGCAGCATGATACCTATTATGACAAGTGCTACATATGCGATGAACATTACCCATCTCGTTATTAAGTGTATTTTTGTCAGGCCCGTGATGCCGATTAGTTGCCACGCCACCACTACACCCGATAATAGGAATAACGCCGCCGCCGGCAAACTTAAGTCCAGACCATTCACAAGGCATTCCTACCTTAATTGGATACATTTCAGCGGCGCGCTTACGCCCTGTAGACTCTAAATCTTTAACAGACGCTCGGTCTTTTATTTGACCGCCCCGTTCTTTTTTATCTTCATCTACAGGAGTAACGTCGGTGACTTTATCACTACAGCCAGAACGGCACTCCCAGGTATACCCCTGTAGACAATAAACACAGAGACTATTCAAAGTTCTGCTCGCCATAGTATTCGTGAGTAGTTGTATCATCACAAGTTGCTTTATATCTATGCCAATGAATAATGACAGAGTGTTTAGCGTCGATAGCCTGTTGTCTAATACGTTCGATAGACATATAAGTAGGGTCATAGTAAAAATGATCCCATACAGGTTCAGGTCTTTTCATACCTTGTACGTGATAAATTTCAGGTATAATTGTGGTTGTTCTCATATTTTGTCCTTAAAAGCCTGAGACCCCCGGTCCCCGCCGAGTGGCAAGGGGACCGGGGGTCACCTTTGTTCCGGTAGGGGAGTCAATCTCGACCCTAGCGGGAGTCTGTATGTCTCTAGTGTAGCACAGACTTCCGCTAAGGCAACATCTTTAGCCGAGCCCGTGGTGCCAGACCACTAGGCCACAGACGACGATACCAACAATTATTAGTGCAGCCATTACTTTAATACCTTAGATTGATATAGTGGTCTGACATGTAGACTTAACTTATTACGTTCTTTAAGAAATTTGAAATCTTTCCTATTTCTAAGTCTTTTAGCAGCCTCTCTTGCTTCTTTTTCAGAAGGAAAGCCTTCAACTATATTGACATATATCCTACCATTTTTCATATGTCCGACTACTATTAAGAACCACTCTATCACAGTTAGTTCTGGAAACTCCACTGGAAACTCGTTCATTAGTCCATTTCTCCCTGAGGTCGCACATGCAAAGCTAAATCGCTCTTTCTCACTAACTCCAAAGACGTGACTAATCCGCGATATTCCTTCTTGAAGAACTCGAAGTCAGGTGTTCTTCTGAATCTTTTAGCAGCATTTTTTCCGTCTTTTTGAGATGGATAGCCTCCAATGATATTTACGAACGTTTTACCACTTTTTGTCTTTCCGGTAATTAATAGGAACCATTCTACAATTTCAGGGCTGTCGTTCATTAGTCCATTTCTCCCTCTTGCATAGCCTTGAGCAGAGATGCCTGTAGATCAACCTTAGTTTCAAAACCTTCAATCATATCACGCTTAGAGTCAATCAAATCAGCCATCCAATTGTCGATTGTCTTTTCTAGCCGAAGAATATGAACAGTGGTTTCTTCTGTCTGTCCGATACGATCAATACGGTTAAAAGCCTGCTCTTGCTTTCCCGGGTTCCATTCTTCGTCAAGAATAATCATCTGCGTTGCAGCAGTAAAGTTTAGACCTACACCACCGGTCTTATAGTTAGCAAGAACTACCTGCCACTTTGGCTCATATCCGATTTGGTCGCAATACTTACGATCAAAGTCAATCTTTACTTGGTTTCGGATATCTTCGGGAGTGTCTCCATCAAATCTAACAACTGAAATTCCAGCGTCCTTAATGCGGCTTTCCAGCTCAGCAAGCGGCGTCTTGAATTGTGAGAACACAACAATTCGCTCCCCGTTTGTGAGGTCGCCATTTCCTGTAAGGTCTGGAATAAGTCCTTCGTAATCTCCTGGCAAACCTGATTCTGCTTTTCCACAGATTCTATCAAGTTTAATTGATTCTTTAATCTCATCTCCAACGGAAAAGACCACGATCCCATTTTCGTCCTTAAGTTCAATACCAGCGGGCCACACATTAGCTTGACGCTTACGTGTAATCAAAGCAATAGTATACAAAATTGGTAGTTTTGCTCCATTGCTTAGAATAACCATCGCATGACGAGACAGATCCTTAATTACCTTAGCCTGTCCAGGATATATTGTCGAA